TCGGTAGTGCCATTTATTTCTCCTATAACCCAAGGCTTCCCAGTCCAGCAGAAGCTGAGATCCAACCTTGGCCACCTTTCGTATTTATCCAATTCGTATAAGATATGCCTACAGTTACCTGTACGAGGCCATCTAATTCATTACTTAATTCAATTGCCGAAACATTGGTAGGAAATGCATCAAGCAGTTCAACAGAATATACACTACTACCACCAAGACCTAAATTGATTTTTATTGGTCCAGCGGAGAGAGTTTTTCCTACTAGTGGTCTTCTTAATTGATGTATCTTAATTGGTTTAGCATAATCTTTTTTATAGAATGCTTCACCAGGAATTTCATTGATTGTCAAGTTTCTCCACTCATCAAAATATTTTACTACACCATAATCATTCATGCAATAAAATGTCAGAGAAACAGGTTCCGCAATATAACCGTATGCTACTTGCTGGTTTTCTGCGCCAATATTTCTTTCGTGAGTAAGAACTCTTTTACCAGGCAACTGAGCTTGAGCACATAAAAGATTTAAATCTTCTCCACCTAAAAGCGATCCGATCTTTTGTAATAGACCTGCAAATCCAGTGAGGCCTGGTTTGCCACCTAAATTTGTAGGTAATTGTACTAAAAATTGATTTGATCTCGCAAATCCTAATTTTAGTGAGGCTGCAGATTTGAATTGATCGATAGTTGACATTAAATCATTTTCCTTGAATCTTTGTAAACAGTATTACCACTCGCTTTTTGCCAATCGGCTGTTGGTAAAAATGTAGCGATCTCCCACTCAGGGGCGGGTACCCGGGCGAATCTACTTTTTACGTTACTTAGCAAGTAATGTTTATAACATGGTTTAAAATATCTCATTTTTCTTGACGCATTTAACATCTTATAAGATAATTCAAATTTAGTAGTTTCGTCAAATGATTTATTGCTTGTAATATTTAAGAGTGCATCTAAAAATTTAGCCCGTAGTGGCGCTGGTAGATAATGTAAATTTAAACCATAGAATCCACCAGGAGCTGGACCTACTATAATAGCCAATGGAAATTTATCATAATAAGGCAAGGTATCTTTATGCTTTGCATCATAGAAAAACATATTCATAGAACCAACGAGTTGTCTGTTCTTTAGTTGTAATGGCTCGCTTTTCATTAGTTCTAAACGATTAATATTTCTAAGACCAGCTACCTTTTGTTGAAACCAATCTCGTGATTGTGCAGTACGAGGATTAATTCCAGCCCGAAATGCTTCATATCCAATTTTTTGAAATAGATTACTCATGATTCTATTTATATCACTTTTTCTTCTTTTTTCGATATGGCTGTAGTGGTTTCAATGGTTTTAATTTACCTGGTTGCGGCTTTGGCATAATACCCATTTTTTGTAAAGTATTCTCGGTCCATACTTGAAACTCCCATCCTCTATCATTTGCATAACTATGTGCAGCTTCCCACTTATTCATATTCTTTACATATGTCATTGCCTCAGAAATATATCGTTTTGTTTTTCTACTTCCTGTAGGTGGACTTGTTTCTTTGTCTGGTTTAATCTCTACTAATACAGTCTTTCCATTCTTAAATGTAATTTTTAGATCTACAAAATAACGATGGTATCTTTTATCAACGTCATAATAATATGGCACAACTGTTTCTTCAGAAGACCAAGACTTGACGTCTTCGTTCTTATCACACCACATAAAGGCATATTTTTCCCACATAGACCTATAGACTACTTTATCAGGATTGCCTCTATACTTTTTAATGTTAGGTTTATATCTTCCAGAATATGCCATAAAACTATATAAATAGATTGTAAAGGATTATGTTTTATTTATAAGGAAATACTATGCCTGATCGTTATACTACTTTGCCAACATATGATGGCGCTGTTGAACAACCAGAGGTAGCAAAGCCTGAAGTAACCTCTGTAAAAATCAATAAACCCACAGAAACTGTAGCTACACCTGCATCAGCAAAAGCATTAAATCTAAAATATCCTTTAGAAAACCAAGATTATTACAAAGCTGGTATACGTTTTTCTTTGTATGAAATTAATCCATATACAATTGATAAAGAAGCTGCATCACAAATTGCTGATATGCCGTTCTTGTTTAAATCTAAAAACGTAGAGAAAAAAGGTCAAGATTCAAAATCTCAAGATGCAAAGAAATCAGGTTCTGACGCTCCTAATATAGGTGCACTTGGGCCGCCAGGAACATCATCAGGCGATAGAGCTGCATCAGCACGGGCAGCTAGTCCTTTTGAAAGGCAATCACAAGACGTTGCAGCTCAACGTGCTAAGGCCGAACAAGATGCTACTGGAACAAATAGAGATTTAAGCTTAAACCCAACTGATTTGAACCAACATGTAACACTTTACTTTCCTCCTAATGTTGCTAATGTCGATGCTGTAACTTATAGTAATGCAAACCTTGGGCCTAGTGGAGCTACAGCACTCGCTGCGAGTAGAAATCAAGGAAGCTTAATAGGATCTGTGGCAAAAGGTGTTACCGAAGGTGCAGCTGATTTGTTTAATCTTTTAAAAGGTGATTTAGCGTCGGCAGAAGCTGCACAGGTTGCGGCTACACGAGCATTTAATAAATTACCAAGCGGTGGAATACAAAACTTCACAAGAGTTGCACTACAAAAGATTATTAATCCGAATACTCGATCTATGTTCGAAGGACCAACTATTCGTAAATTTACATTTGTCTTTAAATTGATTGCAACTTCATCAAAAGAAGCCACAGAAATACAAGATATTATAAGAAAGTTCAGATCTGAAATGTATCCAGAAGCCATTGAAATTGGTGGTCTGCCTATAGGATTTAACTTTCCTAAGATGTTTAAGATTCAGTATCTGTATAATGGTGTTCGCAATACTAAATTACCTCAGCCTTTGATGTGTTATCTTGAGAATGCCACGACGACATATAATAGTTCGAATATGGTATTTCACGCAGATGGTCAACCTACCGAAGTAGATCTATCATTAACATTTACAGAATTCAGAGCTCTTACAAAGAAAGACATCTTAGAAGGCTCGGTTGCAACAAATGTAGGACCACACTAATGGATTATTTTAAGTATTTCCCAAGAGTAGAATATGTTTTTGGTAATGAAGCCGAAGATATAGGCACAGGCATTGTTGTTACTGAGCTTATACAAGATATGTCATTATATGTAGATATTATTGATGAGATCAAAAGAAGTAAAGCATTTTATCTAAAATATTATATTCAAGAGCACGAAAGACCTGATAATGCATCGATGAACCTATATGGTTCTCCGTCATATCATTGGACATTTTTTCTAATGAATGACCATTTGCGAGAGTCCGGTTGGCCACTATCGTTTCGGCAAATGGAAAAACAATTAAAAAGAGATTTTCCTCATACAGTAGCTATGACAAAAGATGATTTGACTGGTCACTTTAAACCAGGAGAAATTGTAGTTGGACAAAATTCTGGTGCTAGAGGTAAAGTACTTCGAAGAAGATTGGATGTTGGTGCTATTCATATTGAGTTGATTGGAACTATACCCTTTAGTCCTATCGAAAGAGTGATTTCGAAATCTATTGATGCAATTGGAACACAATCTGTTGACTGTAATACTATGCCTGAATATAAATCTCCTCATCACTATACACAAAACGGTGAAAGAGTAGATATTAATCCAGCTACCGGGCCTGGTGCACTACAGCTTGAAGTAACTATCGAAGATTATTATCATACACAAAATAATAAGTTAAAAGAAATTACTGTTATTAAGCCTGATAGTATTCAAGAAGTGGCAGCATTATATCGTAAAGCTATAGGAAACTAATATGGCTGAACAACAAGTTTTTCAAAATGATCAGCAGTCTTCTGATTATATTCTTGAAAAAGTAGAGTTAAATCATGTCGGCAGATTTATCGATCCTGTTGATCTAAGAACACTTGTTTCAGCGATTGAAATATATGAGCATCTTGATAAGCCATATTTATCAGGCAATATTATTCTAACAGATTTTTCAAGAGTGTACAATCGTGCAGATTTGCAAGGTGCAGAAAATCTAACGATTGCATTTAAGAGATCAAAAAATGGTCCAATATATGAGAAGATGTTTATTATTGATCTTGTAGAAACAAAAAAATTAAATGATAATACTGAAACTATTATGCTGCATCTTACAGAAGAAGTTGCATTCAAATCAAATTTATATAATGTAAATAGATCGTATCGAGGTAAACCATCGAGTATTATTAGTAATATCGCGAGTCAATTTCTAAATAAAGCAGTAAACGTTATTGGTGAAAATAATTATCAGGGTGAGATGAATGTTATTATACCAAATATGAATCCACTTGAATCAATGATTTGGATTAAGAATAGAGCCACAGACAAAGAAGGTTATCCATACTTCTTATTTTCTACTCTTGCTGATAACGAAATATATCTTGCGAACTTAAGTGACATATTATCTGCTCCTGCGATTAACAAGAAAAATCCATTTTTCTATGGTCAGTCTTCTGCTGTATCAGAAAACGTAAAAAGATTTATGATCATACACGACTATCGGCATAAAAATGCTGAGAATATGGTACGTCTTATTAAGAAAGGTTTGATCGGAGGTACACACCACTATTATAATACAAATGAAGCACAAGATATTGCTGTCAACTTTAACATTCATAACGATCTACAAGAATCAATTTCATTAAAAAACGATGAGCAATCAGAAATGAACGTGGCCGATGATTTTACATTTGATGACGTAAAATTGCAAGAGCATAATGCAAGAGAGATATTCCACATTGCTTCTTCTGGTGCATATTCAATTGGCCAAGGAACTTATAATTCATACGATGAAGAAGATACACAGGGTGGACATAAAAAGAAACTGATAGCGAGTGCACTCAAAAATCTTTTATCAAAAAGTACAATTGAAATACGCGTTTCTGGTAAAGAGTTTATCAATAGCACAGAGTCAGTTCCTGTACACTATACAATAGGTAACTCGATTAGTCTGATGTTTATGAGTAATATTAATTCATCTCTTGAATCTCAAAAAATAGATTCAAAGAAATCAGGAGATTATGTTATATTTCAGGCAAAACATACCTTTGTAGGAGAAAGACATGATCTTACTTTACTTTGTGCAAAAGTTGCAAACCTAAATACCGATGAATACTCTGCTGGAGTTGTAGCATGATACCAAGTACAGATATTGAATATTACGGTGATCAGAATAGATGGTTTATTGGTACCGTCATTGATATTAATGATCCATTAGAACTCGGTCGTGTCAAAGTCCGCATATTTGGTGTACATACATCGAATACTATTCATATTTCATTAGGCGATTTACCATGGGCACAGGTTGTTTCACCTATTACAGAAGGTGGTAGTAGCGGTATTGGTGCTAACACTGGTATTAAACCAATGGCTCAAGTGTTTGGCGTATTCTTAGATGGTAAAAACTCTCAACTTCCTCTGATAGTTGGATCTATTCCAAAGTATGAACCAATCGATCATGCTATACCTGAATCAAATTATGTACAACAAAAGAATAATTCATATGCAAATGCAAGTAGAGCTGTAATGAATGCAGCATTGGCAAAAGAAATAGATGATAAGAATTTGATTGGTAAGGATAATAAAGAAAGAGCATATAACTTCTTTATCTCAGATCTTATTCCGAATCCTTTTGAACCGCATCAGGCTGCAGGAATTTTAGGTAACATGATTGTAGAGTCTCGTACAGGAAATGATATTAATCCTGCAGCATTAAATAAGGGTGAGGGTTCATTTGGTATTTGTCAATGGAATCCAGGTTCAGGTAAACCAAGTCGTTATGCTCAGCTCGTTAACTTTGCAAACTCTAATAAAATGCCTATAGATAGCCTATATTGTCAATTACAATTTGTAATGCATGAATTATATAAACACGGTTATCTCGGTTTAGAAGATTTGCGTGCAGCAGAAGATGTTGAGACTGCAGCGAGTGTGTTCGAAAAGAAATTTGAAATACCTGCAGAAGGTACATCAGCAAAAAGAATATCAGAAGCAAAAATAATATTTAATCTAATGGAAACTGCATAATGGCAATCGATAAAGAACTTGCACAGGTACAAGCAAACCAAGCTATAGATGCATTAAGAAATACTGGATTAGTACCTGAACAAGACTTACAAATCTTAAATAGAATGGCGACTGTTACGATTGAAGTAGCGGCTGATCTCGAAGAAAAGGGTGGGTTCAAAACTCTTGGTGCATCAGGCGTTAGTGGCGAAAC